ACTTCAGCTTTAGCGCGTGCTGCACGGTCTGCCTGATGAACTAAAGCATCGGCAGCTGCAGTAACTGCTCCAAGAGATGACATCATACCAGATGCCAAGCCTTGTCCAATCATTGCCCCTGCACTATACATTGCGCCAGTGCCTGAACGTGCAATAGCTGCAGCCTGATTAATCGCTGAGTGTACGCTAGCCAGGAATGCACCAGTTTTAGCTCTGCCAATCTTAGGACCTGGGATAGTCTTCAGTTTCGGCATAATAGGCTGTGGTACTTTAGGTCTGGCAACTTTTACATGGATAGTTTTAACCTTTGGCGTTTTAGGTGTTGGCACCTTAGGTCTTGCCACTTTTGCATGTAATGTCTTTATCTTTGGCGCTTTTGGTGTAGGTATCTTAGGTTTAGCTACTTTTACCTTGACTGGTTTTGATCCAAGTAGTGATTGAAACTTTTTATTAGTAACAGAAGCAGATGACGTATCAGCTTTAACTTTAGCTTTAAGCGGCTTATTGCTAATAGAGCGCTGCAACTTATTTAGTGGATCACCAGCATTACTGCCCATTGACGTAGTTACTTTTGCTTTTATAGGTTTAGCATTCAACTGTTTTTCAATTTTAGCATTAGGATTTGTGTCAAATTGATATCCTACTTTTACATTACTTTTTGCAACTTTTTGTTTATTACTCATAACGTTTTGCATGTTATTAACGTTGGCATTCTGTTGTGCAATATCTGGCACTTTAATTTTGTCGAGATTCGACTGTGTAGTTTGGGCTTGTAAATCGATTCCTTGTAAAGCAGCTACAGTTCGATCAGTTACGGAATTTTCACCTAAATGACTGAGAGCCTCAGAAATTCCTTCAATATCTTTAGTTACATTATGTGCAGCATTTTTTGTACTGCTAAAACTCCAATTTCCTGTAAATACGTCTTTTAATGCATTACCAACTGTTCCCAGGCTGTCAATAAAAAATCGTATAGCATAAATTCCAGCTGTTAACATGCTTATTAAATGTTTAACTTTATCAGCAACATATGCCAAGGCAACAGCGATACTATATATTGCACCAATACTAATTCCAGCAATTATTTTCCCAAATACGGATAAGGCTCCACTTGCTGGTGCTAATGCCTCTCCTAAATCACTTAAAGCACTTCTTAATGGTTCAAAGACTTCTCCAAAATTGCTAAACAAGTTTTGCATATTGTCTCGGAAATTAAGAAAATTGGTTTGCCAAGCATAGATTGTTCCTATTATTAGTATTGTTACTCCTGCTATTGCTAAACCAATTGGTCCGAGTGCTGCGGTGATTGCATCGCCAATTCCGCTGAAGACTAATGGTAAAGTGGTACTAAAGAAGGTTATCAGATTGCCAACAACATCCTTTATTTTGCTAAAAAAGTTAACAATTCCCGAAGCCGTATTAAGAATTGCTGCTGCAGATTTTAGGACTATAAAAGCTGTCGCAAGGGCTGTTATTGCTGTCGCTAAGTGTTGCAATTGCCCAGGGCTAAGTTTGCTAATAATTTTTAGTCCAGCAGCAACTGCTACTAGTTTCAATCCAGTGGTTCCAAACTTGAGTGCTAAAAATGCAACTCCTAGAGCTTTAATTGCACTTGGATCCATCTGCGAAATTGCTGTAGCAAGATTGGATAAACCATTAGCCATCTGCAAGACAAACTTACCAACGCCTTTTCCTAAATCAGCCAGTGGGTTTTTCCCCGAACCTTTGCTAAGCCCCTCAAACAAGGTCTTAAAACTCTCAGAAATATCGTGAGCTGTTTGCTTGAATTGTGTCATGCCAAATTCACTTGAAAAGCCCTTGGCAAAACTACTAATTCCTTTTTTGATGCGATTGATATCATCGATTAGTTTATCCGCAAACTTCTTGAAATTGACTTTGCCTAGTTTATCTGTAATTTTGGTAATTACTTTAATAACAATATCGCTCAATTTTTTAAACTGGGGTTGCACTTTATTAGCCAGAGTCTCTTTTAGACCATCTAAAGCTTGCCCAACAGTTTTATATTGTGTTGCCATCTTCGAGAAGTTAGCATTAGTACCTGTCTTAGCTACTGCATTAAGAAATTGCTCGGTTTTTATTGTGCCATCCTGAACGTTTTTAACCAACTGTCTAGTTGACATGCCCATTGACTTTGCTACAGCTGCCATACCTGCTGGTGTTTGTTCAAGCATAAGTTTAAAATCTTGCCATTGGACTGTGGGCTTTGCAGCCATCTGAGTTGCTTGTTGACTCAAAGTCTTCATAGCCTGCTTTGGATCAGTAGCCGCAGCTGCTAATCCACCAAAGCCCTTAACTAACTGAGTGGTGTTCTTCGTACCAACAGCAGCTAATTGACTATAGGTTGATGCCATGTCGGACGAGGAGTAAATGGTGTCCTGTGCAAATTTTTGCAAAGATTTTTTGGCTGCATTAATCTCTGCTGGACTCTTACCTATTTGTTTCATATTGCCTTCAAATGTTGACCAGGCTACAGTAGACTCATTTAATTCCCCAACAAAGGCTCTTACTCCATTAGTTGCACTACTGGCAGCTTTGCTAATCATGCTGCCAAAGGCTGAACCTGCAATGATTTGACGTAAGCCTACATTTGCTTTATTGGCACTGTTTCCAAGAGCATTAATACCATTACTGCCACTATTGAGTGATGACTTTAGCCTGTCACTAGCAGCAACGCTACGCTGTATTCCAGAATTAAACTTGTTTAAAACATTGCTAAAAGCATCATTAAGTCTTAAGGTGCCACTAATTGTTGCCATGTTTACCCTCCTTTCTATCTATTTCTTTTAGCTTCACGTTCAGCTTCTTTTCGAGCCTTATCCTCAGCTTCAACTCGTATATCAATGGTAGCTTGTACTAAAGCTTTTTCCTTAAGTGACAATTTAGCGTATTGACTAGGCGTCCAATGATATTCGTTAATGCAGTAGTAGCAATAATTAAAGTCCCGATTGGACTCAATTAGTTTTTTGCTCGTTCAACAAAATCACTCAATTTATCAATTTCAAAGCCAGATATTTTTTGAATGTCTTCTAATAGGTCGCCATATTCTCCAGCTTTCGGAATCATTTTTCTTAACATTTTTGCTGGCTCAGCCAGACATCCCCAACTCTTTTGGAGTTTTTCATCGTGTAAATCAGGAACTACTACTGATTTCTCAATTAACAGATCGACAAATTTTGCATTATCTGTCTTTTCAATTTCCTGGTATGTTTTTTTGTTGATCAGTTTACGAGTTGCTTGTTTTTGCATCTGATCAAACTCTTCAGAGGTCACGCTTTGAATGACAAAGGGCTTTTTGTAGCCCGAAATCTTAACTTCCTTTGTGGTTCTTTCTTGTTTTACATTTTCAGCTAAAAAGTCACTAACGTTATATTCTTTGTTCAAAGTCATTTTTTATTTCTCCTTATAAATCAAAGCCAGTAAATGGTGTAACTAGGTTTACTTGTTCAAAAGTGAAGTCTGATTTCCATTGCATCACTCCATCGTCAGCTTTAAAGTCTGCTAGTGGTACTTCGTCTAAATTAACTTCACCCAAGTGGATTGTTTGTGTCCCTGCCTGACTAGTTGGATCGTTGATGGTAAACGTGACCTCAAAGTAAAGGTCTTTACCGCCTTGCACATAAGGCAAAGCATACTTAGTCCAGTTTGAACTGATTAAATAGCCGCCCAGTGAGCCTGTACCTTCAACGGAAGTAACTTTCTTGTGTTTCCAGCGACTTCCTAACGTCTGCACATCTTCCTTGTTCTTTTCTAGTTTTGCGCTAAACTCGTTGCACTCAATTAGCGGAATTACCTTGCCATCAATTGTGACGTATACTTTGGCATCTTTTGTTGAGATTGTGTCACGACCATTAAGAAAGCTACCAACTGTGCTTACTGTTTCATCCATATTTTAAAAACCTCCTATTATTGCACAACCATTGTCATGTACAACTTTTCCATTGAGTCCAATGGTTTAACTGCCAAATTAACCAGAATTGAATCACGGTCATTGCCTGCTTCTACCGAGATGTCGTCTTCTTTAAAATCACTGATTACATTCGCATCGGCCAAACTTTGCAGGTAGCTAACACGGTTAGCCTTAAACAAATCACGTCCAGTTGAACTATTAGTGATCTTGCCGATGAACATATCTTCAAATGTCCGCTTAGTGTTGGTTACAATGGCATCCATTGTCCGTACTACACGGTTTTTGCTGAAGAAGACTGGTTTTTCTGCAGTGGCTTTAGTTAAGGAATTAATGTCCTGTTCAATTACAACCGTTTCGTTGCGTTTGGTCGTAAAGACAATTTCACCATTTTCCAAAGCTTCAATCGTTTTGTCATTGCTAAACTTCGGATAAGCGCTAATCGTATCTGGATATTCAACGTAGGTCAATGATTTAGCTGCATCAGCCGAGCTTGAAGCTCCGGCAAAGAAACCTGCTGCTACTGTGGCATCTAATTCTGTGCCGTCACCTAAAACAACACCATTAGCCACGGTTGAAATACCTTCATAGTTAACCTTGTCAGATGTATAAGGAATAACACCACGTACTTTGATGTCATTATCTTCACGTAAATGCTTAATCTCATCAACCAATTGCTTATGTATCGGGCTATCAATTGGGAAACCAGCTGTAGTGGCTACATCGTAGTCTTCGGTTT